TTTCTCAAGATCATAACCATTAGAATAATAAACCATAGTACTAGCTGCAGTTAAAGTAATACCATAACCTCCTGTTTGTGGTGTACCAACTAAGAATCTAACGTCACTTTCATTGTCTTGAAATTTAGCAATGTTATCCTGTCTTTCTTCGTTAGGAGTCTTACCATAGTAAGTTACAACAGAGTTATCCCCATATTGTTTTTTAATATGTTTTACTATTGTTTCTATGTCGTACTGATAATGTGCCCATATTACAACTTTACCGTGCACTTCTTGTAACACTTCTAAAAGTTCTGACAGTCTATTATTTTTTATCTCCTGGACCGAGCCATCGTCAGCTTTAAAGTGGCCACAAGTTATTTGATGTAGTCTCATTAACTGAGTCAAGGCACTGGCAGTTGTGATCATCTTACCATTCATTAAAGCTAATGCCATTTTTTTCATTTGTTGATAGACTTTATCTTGTTCTGGAGTCAGTGTAATAATACGTTTCATAAATGTTTTTTTAGGTAGATCTAAACAATCATCTTTTAATACACGATATGAAAAGTTTTTTAATTTTTCGGACAGCTCACCAAGGTTTTTGTAACCTACTACTATTTCTACAGATCTTCCGTTAAAATGTGCTTTACGCATTACAGCATACCTGGTCCTGAAGGTATAATAAGAAGAGTGATCTAATAAAAATTCATCTAAAAATTCACATTGTTTATACAAATCTAATGGTGATTTAGTAACTGGAGAACCAGTTAAGATACGTCTGTACTTAGCGTATTTACCAATACCTACTATATTTTTTGTACGTTTAGCACTAGGGTTTTTGATAGTCGTAGACTCATCAATAGCCATATAAGTATTGTGGCAGTTTAGAAACTTAGCAGCAAAGTCCATACCTTTTTTAGTAGAGAATGCTTCTACATTCATACATAATATATGTAGATCTTCACCAGGTTCAAACAAAGTATCTAATAACTTTTGTTGTTTTTGATTAATAGTTGCCTGCCATAAAACTGATTTGTGATCTATGTGATCTGGTAAGTGTGTAGGAATTTCTTGTGAGTACCAGTTTTTGTATACACCTTTAGGAGCAATAATAAGAGCTCCATTAATTTTACCTTTGTCATAAAGCATAGCAATATTATCTATTGCAACTTTTGTTTTACCAGTTCCCATTTCCATAAAGTATGCAAATACTTTTTTATTCCACGATTTTTCCAATGCAGTTAATTGGTGTGCATAGGGTTTTGTTTTAAATTTATAGTCCATAATTAATTCTTCTTTCTGGTTGACAACATATTAAAAATAAACTAGAAAGTCAAGCATGAAAGAAAATAACCAAGAACCTATAGTTTATGTATTACAAGAAGTACCAGGAACCCGAGCAGGGCGTCCTAAATTTAACATAATTGGTGCTCAGAAATATGGTAAATTAAAAGTTCTATTAAGAGAAGATAGTCAGGTTGTTATGAGTCCTGGTCCTATTAAATTTAAACTTGAAAGATTATTAAAAGATTTTAATGATAATGATTATTTATTATTGTCAGGAGATCCACAAATAATTTTTATGGTTGGAGCTATTATTGCAAAAGTAAATAATGGAAAAGCTAAAAGTTTAAAATGGGATAGACAAGAACAAATGTATTATCCTCTTGATTTTAATCTCTACGAGAAAGGAGAAATAGATGAGTAATGAAGACCTAACACAACAGTTTGAGGCAGATTCCCCTCAACAAGTAAACGAAATAGATAATGTAAATAGTTTATCTACTTATGTTATCCAGTTGCAATCTTTAGAAGACGAAGTAAAAATTATGGAAGAGAATCTAAAGAGAAAAAAAGAAGCAGCTGATAAAATATCTGAGGAAGTAATTCCAGAGATAATGGAACAGATGAAATTAAAAACTCTTAAACTTCAAGATGGTTCAGCCATAGAAGTAAAAGAGATTTATGGCGCAAGTATACCTGTAGCAAACAGAGAAGGCGCTTACAAATGGCTTCGAGATAATGACCTGGGTGATCTTATTAAGAATGAGATCACTGTTTCCTTTGGTCGTGGCGAAGATAACAAGGCTAACGATTATGCTAGCCTTGCTGAGAAGAACGGTTATCAACCTTCACAAAAAATGAAAGTTGAACCTATGACTCTCAAAGCACTGTACAGAGAGCGAGTGGAGAGCAATCAAGACTTGCCTTCTGAACATTTTAACCTGTTTAAGGGAAACAAAACAAAAATAACAAGGAACAAATAACATGACACAAGAAACAAGCGACTTAACAGTCAAAAAAGAAGGTGCAATAGCGACTCTAGATTTTGAAGCAGACTCTGGAAGGGGTCTAGAAAATATAGAGAAAGACGACTTAGCTTTACCGTTTCTAAAACTGCTGCAAAGTGGTTCTTATGAAACTAAAAAGAAACATGCAAAATATGTTGAAGGTGCAGAAGCTGGGATGTTTTATAATACAGTTACTAAGAAACTGTATAGTGGAGAGAAAGGTATTCATGTAATACCTTGTTTCTACAAGATGACATATCCAGAATGGGCACCCTTTGATAAGAGCGAAGGTAGACCAATACATCCTGATAGAGGTCCTGAGGTTATGGCTCAGACAACTAAACAAGGTACAAAAGATGTGCTAGCAAATGGTAATGAAATTATCAAAACTGCAAATCATTTTGTTATTATTCTTGGAGACAAACCAGAGAAGGCATTGATGCCTTTGAAAACTACTCAGTTAAAAACTAGTAGAGGTTGGAATTCATTAATGGATAATGAAGCAATTGTATCTAAAACAACAGGTAAGTCTATACCAGCTCCAGCGTTTTCTAGAGTTTATCAAATTAGATCTGTCGAAAACCAAGGTAATTTTACTTGGCACGGAATGACGGTCTCTTTAGTTAAACCAGTCGACAATGCAGAAATCTATAGCATGGCTAAAGAATTCAATACTGCTTTACATAAAAGTAATGTAGCTGCAACTTCTGTTGAAACTAACAAAGAAGAATCTAATTACTAGATTCCTCTAACGAGGATAGGGGCAGAAAAGCGAGAGTGGATCTGCCCCGCCCGGGATCATTATGGTTGACGAATTTATAAAGCTGTTTACTGGTTATAGAGGAGACTTTGGCATTGCTGATATGTCTAGGACTTCTGTTGATGCAGATAAAAACAAAATAAAACCGAATTATGAATGGGCTGGTAGACCCTTATCTATCAACGATTACAAAGATCATCTACAAGGAAAAATATCTATAGGTGTACAACCCTGTACACTAAATAAAACTGCACAGTTTGGTTGTATAGATATTGACCCGCCAGATTATGGTCAGTTTAAAATTGAAAAATACTTATCACTATTTCAACAATACAAATTACCACTTATTCCAATACTATCTAAGAGTGGAGGATTACATTGTTATATTTTTTTAAAAGAACCTATCAAAGCTATTGATTTAATAGATGGATTAAAAGCGTTTCTGCTACCACTAGGTTTGAAACCTACCACAGAAATTTTTCCTAAACAGAAAGAATTAAAGGAAGACGAAAAAGGAGACACAAAACCAGGAAACTTTATTAACTTACCTTACTACAACAATGGTCAATCAGTTAGATACGCATTAGATAAAAACAATTCTAAACTAGACCTAGCTTCTTTTATAAAAGTAGCAGAGGCATCTAGAATTAGTAAACAAGATTTAGAAAAATTAGTAGAAGAAACACATGCAAATATTTTAAAAGGTGCTGATCCAGAATTTGATGATGGTCCACCTTGTTTAGCTTTGTGTTCTAAAACAAAACTAGATGATGGTAGAGACAGATTTATGTATAACTACATGGTCTTTGCTAAAAAGAAATACAAAGACAAATGGCCAGATCAAGTATCTAAAGCAAACTATAATTATTTAGAAGATCCTTGGGACAAAACAAAATTAGATTCTAAGATAGCTGCATGGAGAAAAGATACAGCGGGACATACTTGTTATGAAGAACCTATTAAAGATAAATGTATGCGTGGTGTATGTTACTCTAGACCATTTGGTGTTTCATCAGATGGTATCTCAGTCTTTCCAGACATAACAGATTTTCAAATAATAAAATATGTAGAACCAGAATATAGATTCCAGGTAGTTATGCCTAGTGATGACAAGGTAGAAGTTATTGTAGCTAATACGAAATTAATGACAACACAGAAAGAAGTTTTAAATTTAATCTGGGAACAGACAGGAGTTTACTTTGAACCATTAAAACCAAAAGACTATAGAGCAAAATTAAATGAATGGAGAAATGGTTGTGAGACTATTTACCCACCAAAAGGCACACAGATTGCAGACAGATTACACGATGAGCTCTATCAGTATTGTATTAATGGTCCACAAGCTAAACAAAGGGGACAGATAAAAAATGGTGCGTGTTATACTAATGACGGAAATCATTACTTTAAATTTACATCTTTCATCCAGCATCTAGGTAGTGGTTGGAAAATTCCAGAAGAAAGAATTGCAAGACAACTAGAAAAAGATTGTAAGGTAGAATTTAATCATTCATTAAATGTAGATGGTAAAACAATAAAAGTCTGTCGACTTCCACAACTTCACATGGATCAGATAGAATATCAACCAGTGGAGAGAAAAGAGAGTAATTATTAATGGCACAGTATAAAGTTATTGGTCCTCCAGGCACTGGGAAAACTAGAAAACTATTAAGTACAGTACAAAAATATATAGACCAAGGTATGTCTTTAAAAAATATAGGTTACTTTGCTTTTACTAGAAAAGCAGCTAATGAAGCTAGAGATAGGTTCTTAGCAGACAATGTTGGACTAAGCAAAAAAGACTTGCCATATTTTCAAACGCTTCACTCGTGTGCATTTAAACAATTAGGTTTAAAAGAAGAAAATGTAATGCAAGAAGAACACTATAAAAAAATAGGTGAGACTTGTGGTATTCAAATTACATATGCAAAACATGAAACCAATCAATGGAATGGAATATTTTCTTCTGACAGTGAATACTTAGGTTTAATTAATTTAGCTAAGGTAAAACAAATTACACCAGAAGAACAGTTTAATCTTAATGAACACTTGACTAGAATTGATGGATATAAATTAAATGCAATATCAAAAGAAATAACTAACTATAAAAAAACTTATGGTCTTATAGATTTTAATGACATGGTAGAAAGTTTTTTAATAAAAGGAACTTGTCCAGAACTAAAAGTTATTTTTGTAGACGAAGCACAAGACTTATCTTTAATTCAATGGGCTATGTTAAAAAAATTAATTAAAGACAATGACAATCCAGATGTATGGATTGCAGGAGATGATGACCAAGCAATCTTTGGATGGGCTGGTGCAGATGTAAATTCTTTTATTGCATGGCCTGGTCAAGAAATACCTTTAACTAAATCAAGAAGAGTCCC